GCCCAGAAACAGTATTTTAAGCTCAAGGACTACACATCGCTGACCGAGGCGAAAAAGCTGGAGGCAGAGGTGGACAAAATGCTCCGGAGCATAGAGCCGGACGACCAGCCGGGGCTGGGATTCTGAGGAGGCGGAAGCATGACCGAGCTGAAGCCATGCCCGTTCTGCGGATCCGTCAACGTCAGCTTATACACAGCTATAGGCTGGACGGGAGACACCGCCCACGTGGTCTGCATTGACTGCGGAGCTTCCAGTAAAATGATATTTAACTACAGCGTCGAGACCGCCAAGAAGAAGGCTGTCCGAAACTGGAACCGGAGGGCAAAATGAGCGGACACAAAATTCTGATTGAGCTTGACCAAGAGAAGGAGCTGGAGCTCAGATCGTATGCTGAGCGGTATAAAATGAGCCTTTCTTTGGCGGCGCAAGTGCTGCTGAAGATAGTCCTGGGAGACATGAGAGAGCAGCGCGCAACAGAATGCTGGGAAGGCGTGATAAAGGAGCCAAACCGAGAAAAGTGACTATATTGGTGAAGCGTGGAAAATGCGTGGAGCAGTATGGAGAAAGAGGCACCGAAAGAGAAGATCTCCGACTTTGATTTGGAGTTATATATTAAATATATCCGCAAAGAGATAACCTCACCAGAGGCTTATCTTTTACTGCACCCAGGCGCAACGGAGAGGTGTGCTCAATCTCATGGCTGGGAAGAAATCAAGCGCATTCGTGACCGCATTACCAAGGACGAGCTGAGAGAGATATACGGCCTCGGCATGGACAGAGTCTACCAGGAGACGGACAAACAGCTCTGTGCAACCAGGCCGCTGTCATACAAAGGTATCCCGACTGGCTTCGAGGAGCCGGACAACCCGACCAGGGCCGCCGCGCTCAAGCAGCTCTATCTGCTCAACGGCGTGGGCGACAAGCCGGGCAAGACCGAGATCACCGCAGAGGGAGGAGACAACCTCCACATCGTGATAGACAATGGCTGAGATACGCACCTCGACTCTTTTTCCGTCCTCATTCGTAGAGGACTTCAAGCTCATCATGTCCGGCAAGTATACCAAGTACACCGAGGCCGGAGGGCGCGGAAGCTGCAAGAGCTCCTTCATATCGGTCTGCATTCTCCTCCTGATGATGATGAACAAGGACTTCAACGCGGTATGCCTCCGGAAGGTGGACAACACGCTCAGGGACTCCGTGTATGCACAGATAAAGTGGGCGGCCGAGAAGCTGGGAGTCTCACGGCTCTGGCAGTTCACGCTGGCGCCGCTCCAGGCGACCTACATTCCCACCGGGCAGACAATCTTCTTCCGCGGATCCAACGACCCGATGAGGATTAAATCAATCAAGACCCTGACCGGATACACGGCAATCACCTGGTTCGAGGAGCTGACCGAATTCACCCAGGCCGACCAGGAGACAGTGAAGCTCTCCACGATGAGAGGCGGCGACCGCTTCTACATCTTCAACAGCTACAACCCACCGAGCGCTGCGAGAAACTGGTGCAACGAGCACCTGAGGCACCCCGACTCAGACGAATTCGTCCACCTCACCGACTACCGGAGCGTGCCTCCGGAATGGCTGGGCTCCGCATTCATACACGAGGCCGAGGAGATGAGGGCGCGGAACGAGAGGGCATACCGGAACATATTCCTGGGTGAGCCCACCGGCACCGGGCGCTCAATCTTCGAGAACATAGAGCTCCGGCCGATTTCAGACGAGGAGATAGCGCGCCAGGAGTGGAGCTACTACGGCATAGACTGGGGCTATTATCCGGACCCGTTCCGGTTCGTGGCCATGAGCTATGACATGCAGAAGCGCACGCTCTATATCTGGAGCGAGCTCACGCTCTACAAGCACGGCAACCAGGAGAGCTCTGCAGTGCTCAAGGACCATATGCGGGAACAGAACATAGACCTGGGCGTGCGGATCACCACAGACTCAGCCGAGGAGAAATCGACCGCCGACTTCCGCGCCTGGGGCTGGAACGTGAGGGGCGCAATCAAGGGGCCGGGCTCGCTTGACGCCGGCTTCAAGTGGCTGCAGCAGCTGGACAAGATAGTGATAGACCCGGAGCGGTGCCCGAAGACCGCCGACGAATTCCAGCTCTACGAATACGACATCGACAAGCGGACCGGCGAGGTGCTCACCGGATATCCCCAGGGCCAGCCCGACCACAGCATGGCTGCGGTGCGCTATGCCATGGAGGAAGTATGGAGAAGGCGCGGCCTTTAATGGAGTGACTATATTTGTATGAACATCTTAACTTCAATCTGGAGGAAATTTATGAACCTCGTAGACCTTAGACGGCTCTCAATCCTTGATATCCAGGAGAGCCTCATATCACCGGACATGGAGGCGCACATAAACCTCTGGAACCAGATATTGGCCGGGACAGCGCCCTGGAACAAGGAGGCGCCGTGCTCAGGAGTGATCGACTCCATAGCCGGTGCAATCGACGACAATGTTGCCGAGGAAATGTCCGTATATGCCGAGAGCGAGAGGCTTCAGGAGGCAATGGACGACCTCACAAGCCGGGCAAGCGACATCGTGCAGTATATGGCGCTCTGCGGAGGCTGCGTGGTGAGACCGGTATATGCCGGAGGCAAGCTGAAGTACGAGCTCCTCCAGCTGGGCAACTACATACCTACAAACTACGACATGGACGGCACCCTCACCGGTGTCATTCTGATAAAGGACTTCTCTGAGAACGGAAGGGACTATTCCCTCGTGGAGAAGCACCTCTACCTCAACAAGACCGAGACCGTCAAGGTAATGCTCTATGAGAAGCGCGGAGAGCGCTATGAGCAGAGGGCCCTCACCGCCACAAGCAAGAGCGCGGAGCTCACCGAGGAATACATCTGGCCGGATATCCCGAAGCCCATGTTCGTGGAATTCCGCTCGAGGAAGACGAACAACATCGACGGCTCGAGAGTGCCCGTTGCGATCTATTCCGGAAGGGAGAACCTCATCGAGGACGCGGACCGGCAGTACGGCCGGATAAACTGGGAGCAAGAGGCCGGGGAAATGCGCGTATTCGCAAGCGCCGACCTTTTCAAGAACCGGCAAGGCACTGCCGGAGGCAAGGTCACTGTGACCCCCACCCTCCAGAAGCTCCTGGTCAAGATAAACGACTCCGGCGCGACCGGGGACAAGATCCAGGAATACAGCCCTAACCTCCGGACACAAGAGCAAGTGAACGCGCTCGAGGCTATCCTCCGGCGCATAGAGATCTGCTGCAAGCTGGGCAAGGGCACGCTCTCGGACCTCGAGGACGAGAGAATGACCGCGACCCAGTACCAGGGCGGCAAGAAGGTGCTCTACACCACCGTTGACGCATACGAGAGCGAGCTGGAGCAGAAATACCGGCACGTGGCCTGGTGCTTCGCATGGCTTCTCTCAGCATATGAGCGCGTGCCTCTCGACGACCGGATAATCGTATCCTACAACGACGCCGCACGGAAGGACCCCGACCAGATGAGGCTTGCAGCGCTCCAGGAGCTGAGCAACGGAATAATCAGCAAGGCAGAATACCGCATGCGCATATTCGGAGAGGACGAGGAGACAGCCAAGGCAAAAGTGCCGGAGGTTGAGCCCCAGCAGAGCCCCTTCGGAGGCATTTTCGGATAAGCCATGATCACACCGGGCTGGCTCTCGGCGGCTTCTGACGAGCTGATGAAGCTCTACTCTGACCTTGAGGACGCAATAAAGATTGACATGTGCCGGCGCCTGGCGAGAATGGGCAACATAACCCAGACCGCACGCTGGCAAGCGAAGATCCTCCAGGAGACCGGAAGACTCACCGACGACATCAACAAGTATCTCGCCTCATACGACAAGAAGACCCGGAAGGCTGTCCTCGAGCTTTTCAGGCAGCTCAACGCGAAGAACGTGAAGGGGCCCCTGAGCGAGAACCAGAAGCAGATAATGGCCGCGACCATGGGCTACCGGAGCCTGGTCACAGATCTGACGAACCTCACACGGACGAGCACGGCCACCACGGAATTCATCAACACCGCCACAAGCCTATACACGCAGACCGCAAGCGGAGCCTTCAGCTATGACCGGGCGCTCAAGGACGCCGTGGACAGCATGGCCTCGAAGGGGCTGCACACCATAGCCTACGGATCCAGGGAGATGAACATGGAGGCTGCGGCGCGAATGTGCGTCCTGACCACCCTGAACCAGACAGCCGGGCAGCAGAGCCTGGCCAACGCCCAGGACACGGACACCGACCTGGTGCTGGTGACAGCGCACGAGGGAGCGCGCCACACCGACAAGCCGGCAAACCCGTGGTCAAACCATGACGAATGGCAAGGGAAGGTGTACTGCCTCAACGGGGAGCGCACATATATCGACGCAGACGGCAAGGAGCACGTGGCCCCGGACCTATACGCCGCAACCGGATACGGAGAGGTTGACGGGCTCTGCGGAATAAACTGCCGGCACACGTTCTATCCCTACTACGAGGGCGAGGCGGAGCGCTACGACAACAAGGAGCTTGTGGAATACCGGAGGGCCGACCTCACGCTGGACGGCAAGAAGGTATCGCGCTATGACGCGGAGCAAGCGCTCCGGGCTACAGAGCGAATGATAAGGGGCTGGAAGCGGAAGGCGGAATGCCAGAAGGAAGCTGGGCTCGACGACACATCGGCGAGAATGAGGCTGGGCGCATGGCAAGAGCGCCGCCGGAGCATATGCAAGCAGACCGGGCTGAACCCGGACTACACCAGGGAATACATCGGCACACCGGACGGCAAGCAGCCCAGGGGAATACAGCCCTGAATGACTATATAAGCAGAGGTATATGAAACATGGAACCGACCATTGCAGCAGCGCTCATAACCGGCGCCGTGACCATTCTGGCTCTCGTGATAACAAACAACTACCAGAACCGGCGCATAGTCCAGCTCATGGAGATAAAGCTGGCCTTGATCAATCAGACCATACAGACATTATCCGACCGCGTTGACAAGCACAACAGCGTGGTTGACCGGACATACAAGCTGGAGGAGCAGACCGCGCTCCTCGAGAAGGATATCAACGTGGCAAACCACCGCATAAAAGACCTGGAGGAGAAGGCAGAATGACATTGGCAGAATTCGCCGCAAAATACAGCGGCAAGAAGGTTGACTTCGACAAGGCATACGGCGCCCAGTGCGTGGATCTGTTCCGGCAGTACTGCCAGGACGTCATCGGCTGTCCCCACACCGGGAGCGTAGAGGGAGCGAGGGACCTCTGGTTCCGGTTCTCGGACAACGACGAGAAGCTGTACTTCGACCGGTTCTCCCCGTGGTTCGTCCAGCCAGGAGACGTGGCTATCTGGGACGAGACCGCAAGCAACAAGTACGGCCATGTGGCAATAGTTCTTCTGGTGGACAACAAGGCGAAGGAGCTCCTGGTGCTGGAGCAGAACGGCTTCGCCCAGGACGGCGTGAAGCTGGCCGTGCGCGGCTGGTCAAACCTCATCGGAGTGCTGAGGAAGCGTGCATAGTTATTAAAACACAGTTTGAAAAGGCTGAATGTTATTAAAATTTTCAGCCTATTTTTT